GCGCATCACGTTACGCCTCGTGAAAAAGCGTCAGGGCATTGAGCGCAGGCCCGACTCATGTGGCGTTCTTCCCTAGCGATTGGCTCGCGGGAACGCGCGGCATGACCGCAGCGGAGACCGGCGTTTACATCACGCTCATTGCGATGATGTATGAGCGGGCCGAACCTCTCAACTTTGATCGGCCTAAGCTGGCGAGGCTTTGCGGCATCCCCGCCGGTAGCTTTAGACAGGTGCTTTCGGCCCTCGTGGCAGACGGTAAAATCCTGCAAACCGACGCTGGATTATGGAGCCGCAGAGTTGAGAAAGAGCTTGCTCGCGTGATCGAGCGCAGCGCCAAAGCGGCGGACAGCGCAAAGGCCAGATGGCAAAGTGGTGTGCGCGAAAATCCAACGACCACTATGCATAGTGGTGAACGGATTTCGAAGGCGAACACAGGGAAAAACCCTAGCGATAACAACGAACCGCCTATGCGCTCGCAATGCGTTCGCAATGCTAACCAGAGCCAGAGCCATATAAAGAGTATCGCCCTTACGGGCTCACCCGAAAACGATGATATTTCAGGCCCTGATGAACCTGTCAAAAAGGCTCCGCCAGAGACGGCAAAGCTCCCGGCAGACTGGCGGCCTGACGCTGAAATGATTGCCCACGCCATGAGCGTCGGCGTCCCTGAAAATCGCATGGAGGACGAGGCGCATGATTTTTCTGAATACTGGGTCAAGGGCAAGGGATCGAAGACCCGACGATCAGACCGAGGATGGCGAACCTCATGGAAAAAATGGGTTGACCGTTCAGGGCCATCATACGCGCGCGCTCAACAGCAAATCGACCGAGGCGGCGCTGGCCTACCTCATGGGAGCGGACGATCCGGCGCACGTCACGTCCAAGGCGATCCAGGTGATGCGGCGATCCGGTATCTCAATCGGCACGGGGAAGAATGATTTCGGGCAGGTGGTCACAACATGGGATGAGGACCCGGACGCAGACCACGACCGCGCCCTAGCGGCGATCCGCGCAGCCATGACGCCGCCGCCCCGGTCAAAGGTGGTGCACTTCCTGACGCTGCTCCGAGCCGGAACGAAGGCCAAGGCGGAAACAGACCTGACAATGGACCTCGTGTTCGAGCTTTACGTTCCGCGCCTCTTGCCATTCCCGGCTGATATTGTGAAAAACGTATGCCTGCGCTGGCCTGATAAGTGGTTCCCGGCGATCTCGGAATTGGAAGAGGCCGCGCAACGGATGGCAGCGCCGCGACGCATCGCCGAGCGGATCGTAGCCGACCGGATGGCGGGCCGAGTTAGTCACGGGCACCCACGCATGACCACGCCGCCCGAGCCGAACAGACCCGACGAAACGACCCGCGCAGCACGCGCCGAGATGGTCGCCGAGTTTCTCGGGAAACATAAACCGCAGGAGTGAACCACATGACCCGCACCACCCTCCCCAACGGCATCCACTACGGCGTCCCGGCGCACGTCTACCACGCCGACCCGTGCGAGACGCCGAGCCTGTCGTCAAGCCTCGCGCGCAAGATCCTCCGCGAAAGCCCGGCGCACGCATTCGCATCGTCGCCGCGCCTTGATCCCGACTTTGTGCCGGAGGTTAAGAAGACCTACGACATCGGCACCGCAGCGCACACCTTAGTGCTCAGCGCAGGCGAGTCGATCCGGGTTATCCCGCATGACGATTGGCGGACCAAGGAAGCGCGCCAGCAACGCGACGAGGCCCGCGCCGAGGGCTACACGCCGCTGCTTGAGAAGGAGGCCGCCGAGGTACTGGCGATGGCGGCGAAGGTCAAAACAGCCCTCAAGCGCATAGGCTTGCCCGAAGTGTTCTCGGACCCGTCGCGCGCCGAGGTTGTCGCAATCGCCGAGGTCGAGGGCGCGCAATGCCGGGCGATGGCAGATTATGTCGGAGCAGACGGCTTTCTCTACGACCTGAAAACCACAGCGAGCGCGCACTATGACGCCGTAATGCGATCCATCGTGGCGTTTGGGTATCACATCCAGCACGAGCATTATCTCGACACGTTCCGCGCCGCGGGTATGCCGCTCAAGGGAATGCGTTTCGTGTTCGTGGAAAAAACTCGGCCGCATTGCGTTTCCGTTGTTGCGCTATCCCAAACTTTCATCGATATTGGACATAGCCAAACGGCGGACGCGCGCAGGACTTGGCGGCGTTGCCTCGCAACCGGGGAATGGCCCGATTATTCCAAGCCCGGAATTGTCGAAATCTCGCCGCCGATCTGGATGGCGTCGCAGGTGGAGGACCGCAGCCACACGCTGCAAGCCCTCACGCCGCGCGGGAAAGCTAAGCCAAGCCGTGACGCAGCGGCGCTATCAATCGAAATCGCCTCAGGAGGGGCAACGACATGACGCAGTGGAAAGATGCGACAAGATATCACCAAGGCGAAATTCGGGGCGTCAAGCCCATCGACTCTTGGTCCATCAAGTCGGGCAAGCTTCAAATTTGGGTTTCAAACGCCCACCGCATGCATCCCGACGCGTGGGTCTGCACTTGCTATCAGCTCCACATTGATGCTTGGCCGCTTCGGCTTAAAGCAGGCGCGCCAGTCAAAGAGGCAAAGGCGCGCGCTCACGCGCTCGTGGGCGATACAATAGCCGACCTGCGCAACGACTTTCTTAAAATCTCGGAGGAATGACAACATGACCGGCATCATCGACGACACCCACAGCACCACGGTTCACGGCGCACAGCTTCGCGGCATCATCGAGCGCATCGAAACGCTGGAAGCCGAAAAGTCCGAAATCGCCGAGCAGGTCAAGGAGGTCTACGCCGAAGCCAAGGGCAACGGGTTTGATCCGAAGATTCTGCGCGAGGTGATCCGCCTGCGCAAGAAGACCGCCGACGAGCGGTCCGAGGCCGAAGCCATGCTTGATCTGTATCTCCAGGCGCTGGGGATGCTGGCATGAGCGTCGCGCAAGTTCTAACAGAGGCGCGCAAGCTGATCGCGCAGGGCTGGACGCAGGGCGCGTTCTACGACGGCGACGACGGGAGCGGTTGCTACTGCCTCGCTGGGGCAGTCGTTACAGTCAACATTCCAAATCTGGGGGCGTTAAACGCTGAGGCATACGCCGACAGCCCCGGCATCGGGGCGCTTAGCGATTGCTTGGGCAGAAGGGTTTATAGCGTCTACGCTCTCGACCGCTTGACCGAGTGGAACGACACGCCGGGCCGCACGCAAGAGGACGTGTTGGCACTCATTGACCGCGCTATCGCCAAGGAGGCAAAAGCATGACCAACGGCATCGCCAAGCGCGAGGACCGCGCCCCCGTCACATGCGGCGGCACGCTGACCGCAATCATTCCGCAAGATATCGACCAAGCATTTCGGCTCGCGCAAGCGCTTAGCGGGGCTGGGGATATGATCCCGAAGGCGTTTCAGCCATCTGCCAATGGCACCGCTAAAACTGGAATGATTATGGCTGCCATCATGAAAGGCATGGAGGTTGGCCTTGCGCCGATGCAAGCCCTCTCGGCCATTGCCATCGTCAACGGTCGCGCGACGATCTGGGGTGACGCGCTCCGGGCGCTGGTGCTGCGCGCCGGGCATTTCATTGACTGCGATGTGACCGGCGAGGGCATGGAGGCGGTTGCGACCGCAACCCTTACACGATCCAGCGGTCAAACGGTGACGCGCACGTTTTCGATGCACGACGCCAAGACGGCGGGGCTGGCGAGCAAGGACGGGCCTTGGAAGCAATATCCCAAGCGGATGCTTGCCAACCGCGCCACGGCATTCGCGGTGCGCGACGGTGCAGCGGACGCGCTGATGGGCATGGCCGTTGCCGAGGAGGTGAGCGACTACGGCCCCGACGCAGCGCGCGACGTGACGCCAGCGCCGCGCCGTGGCGGGCCTCGGTTCGCGCCGCAGTTGCCGGAGCCTGAGGATGAGCCGGAGCCGGAGCCGGTGCAGCACGATGAGGAGACGGGCGAGGTTATTGAGGACGGCGCGCACGCGGATTGGATCGAGGAAAGCAAATGAAAGCCGTTACCATTGCGGGCAACATCGGCAAAGATGCGGCGATCCACGAGATGAAAGGCGGCGACAAGGTCACAAGGTGGTCTGTCGCCGTCAATGACGGGTTCGGGGAAAAGAAGCGGACCCTGTGGTTTGACTGCGCCATGTTTGGCCTGCGCGGCGAAAAGCTGGCGCAGTATCTCACCAAGGGCGGCAAGGTGACGGTGTCGGGCGATCTGTCAACGCGCGAGCACGAGGGGAAAACATATCTCACGATCCGCGTGGCGGAGGTCACGCTGCAAGGCGGCGAGCAGCGCCAGGATCGGGGCGGCTATGAGCCGGAGCGCAAGCCGCAAAGTCCGCCGGGTGATGACCGGAGCGGGTTTGACGACGGGACCATCCCTTTTTAGCTTTTCTAGGCTTTAAAATGTGGTAATCTGATGCGGCGGGTGTTTGACGCTGAAACGCCTTACACCCGCCTAACCAATCTAGCCACTGGAGAGCTAATATGGCTGACGAGCAAAATGCGCCGCAAGTGCTGTCGGGTCAACCGCTGAAGCGCTGCAAGGGCTGCAAGACTGAATTGCCCCACGGCGATTTTTACCCGCTTGCAGGAAACCGCGACGGCATGACCGGAAAGTGCAAGGCGTGCATTTGCCAGCAGGTCAGGGACCGCAGGGTTGCTAATCCTGAATTTATCGCTGCATACGAGCGAAAGCGACAATTGCGCCCGGAGCGCAGGGTCGCGATGGCAGAAAATGTTAAACGCTGGAACAAAGAAAATCCCTTGGGCTATGTTGCGCACTACACGCTCGGCAATGCCGTTCGTGATGGCCGGGTCAAAAAAGAGCCATGCCTGTTTTGCAGCGCGGTAAAGGTTCACGCGCATCATCAGGATTATGCCAAGCCGCTTGAAGTGGTTTGGCTTTGCGCTCGCTGCCATACGAGGCTTCACGCAAAGTTTCCGGAAACCCAAGCAAAAGGAAAAGGCGCATGACAGCCCCCAACGCCGCCGCCCTCCTCGTCACCGTATCGCTCCGAATCCACGAGCGGGACGCAGCGGGAATGGGGCGCAATGCGTGCTGGTCAACGCTTGGCGACCTGTCGATTCGGATCACCCATCAGCGCAAGGCGATCCCCGACGCGCTCGCCGCCGCAATCGCGCTCGGCTGGATCGAGCGGGTGGCCGACCTCTACGCCACAACGCCAGCCGGGCGCGCCGTGGTGGCCGCTGAGCAGCGCAAGCCGCGCGCGGTGGCGGCGGAGGTTAAGCCCGCGCCCGTGCCGGTTGCAGGCCAGCACGCGCCCAAGCGGACAGCGGACCAAATTGAGGCGCGGCGACGGGCCATCGAGGCAGCCCCGCTAGACGAGGGCAAGATCCTCACGCTTCTCAGCGATGGGCGGGGCCGGACGGCTGGCGACGTCTTGCAAAAGCTTCCGGCGATAAAGGGCTACACCGCAATCTTGCGGTCATTGGTTGTCGAGGGCCTGCTAACGCGCGGCTATCCGCAAAACGCCGTGAAGATGTATGTCTACAAAATCACGCCGCTCGGGATGGCGGAAGTTGGCGGGGCCGCAGCATGACCACGCCCCGCAAGTTGGCGTCTCCGGTCGCTGATGCAGTGCTGGCCTACGTCGCGGCACGGCCAGGTGCTACAGTGCGAGACGTTGCCGGTGCGCTATTCGCCAGCCACGCCAACGGCGGGATTCCCGCAGCTCAAAATTGCCTGACGTGGCTTTTGATGCGCGCACGATTGACGCGCGAAACATTTGGCCCGAACGATGGCGCACGCTACACAGCCCGGACGGCGCGCTCACTATGCGCCGAGATTGACAGAAACGGCGTGAGCTTGCCTCGCGCGCCTTGGGAGATCAAAGCATGACCACGCCCCGCAATACGTCCAAAACCGGCACATGGGCCGAGGTGCTCGCCGACAGCATCGCGTCAGGTTGCCCGCGCCTGACCTCGCTCAAGGTGAGGTTCCCGCATATCATCCTAGCGCAGCGCAACACGCATCGCATCATCAGCAAGACCGACGAAGGCGGTTGGGGCGATATCAGCCGATCCGATGCGTCCTCGCGCGCGATCCCGATCCTGCGCCTGATTAGTGCGGTCGAGGCTGACCCGTATATCCCGACCTCTTGGCGCTACGCAGCGGACCGCGGAATGCAGCCAGGGGAAATTATGAGCGACGAAGACGCCGACGAATCGCGCGAGGATTGGCTGGACGCGATGCGGTTTAACCTCAGCCGAGCGCGCAAAATGGCGAAGCGCGGCAACGCAAAGGAGGACGCAAACCGCCTCCTTGAGCCGTTCGCTTACGTTACGTCAATTATGACGGCGACCGATTGGGAAAACTGGGAGGGCCTGCGGCTCGACGCGCATTCGCAGGGGGCTATCCGTGAGCTTGCCGAAGTGATCCGCGATGCGATGGCGGCCAGCACGCCAAAGGCTGTTCGGGTTGGCGATTGGCATATGCCTTATGGCGACAGCAACGACCGGATGCAGTCTGCGGCCTGTTGCGCCCGCATCAGCTACGACAGCCACGACGGGGGCAAGGCCACGCCGAAAGCTAACCTGCGCCTTGCGGATGGGCTGATGGCGGATGGGCATTGGTCGCCCTTCGAGCACCAGTGCTGCGCTGGGATCAATCCTGCGCATCGGGGCAATTTCGCGGGAAACTGGATGCAGCAACGCAAGATTATGGAGGCGAACGAATGAAGGACTATGCATCAGCCATCCTCGCCTACCTCCGCCAATGTTCCGCAGCGCCAACGGAAGGCGCAATCTGCAAAGCCGTTGGCCTCAAGCTGTTCCACGCGCGCCCGTTTATCGACACACTCGCCGCCGCTGGCCTGGCGGTGATCCACCCGCCGAGCTACCGCGACACGTGCGGGCACCGCGTGACCTATTCCGCGGTGCGTCCGCGGGTGGCTGGCGTTATGACCGGCCTGCACGGCGTGAGCCTGCGCCACACGGCAGCTAAGCACATGGAGGCGGCAGGGGTGGCACCCCAGACTAGCGGGGCCGTGGGGGCGCTCACAAAGGCGGGCGCGGCATACTCCGCATTTGCAGCGCGACGCCACGCCTACCGCGAGGACTGCCTCATCGCGCGCGACGACCGATCGCTGCACGCTTTGGACGCGGATTGGCACGGGGCGGGGAGAGCATGAACACCCACGATGCCTACCTCGCCACAATGTTGCGCCGCTGGCACGTAAACCCGCACCTCAACCAGTCGGGCCAGACGTTAGGCCACCACGGGGCGGCTGCGGCGATCCTGGCACACGCGCTATGGCCGGGTGACGCTGAAGTGTTGTGGGCGTGCATCGCGCACGACCTCGGCGAGAGCGCCACCGGCGACGTGCCGTCACCTGCCAAGCGGGCCAACAACACGCTCGCGATCGAGCTTCTGATAGCGGAGACCAACGCCCTTGCCGCAATGGGAATCAGCTATCAGCCGAGCGACCGGCTCGACCTCGTGGACCGCCTTGAGGCGTATCTGTGGATGATGCACCACGCCCCGGCGCAGCGCCTCACGCCCGAATGGCGCAAGGGCCTCGCCTGGATTGAGGGCATGGCGCTTGAGCAGGGCGTCGGCGTCGCGAACGCGGTGCAGGTGATTCTCTCGGATGCGCGGAAGTCGGCGGGCGTTGCGGATGTTGCGCCGGTGGCGCGCGGCTGGTGGCAGCGGGTTTGGGGCTGGATGGGAGAAGCGAAATGAACGACCCTGTAGCGTCCCCGGCTCACTACACGGCGCACCCGATTGAGGTCATCAACCTTTCGCGCTGCTTGTGCGCCAACCTTTCGAATGTCGTAAAATACGTGATGCGTGCGCACCTTAAGGGGGCGGAGCTGCAGGACTTGCGCAAGGCCCTGTTTTACGCGGAAGACCTGATTTCGACAATGGCGCGGGAGCCTGTGGCGCTGGCGTGCATGGCTGAGCCTGATTTCAGCATGGCGGAGTTCACGCGGCAGATGCGCGAGGGTCGCGGCTTTATTGTGCGGCGCGCGTGGAGAGCGGCTTGGGTTTGGGGGCGTGACGAATCTCCGATTGGTTATCTGGCGGACATGCGCGACGCCATCGTGGCGGAAATTGCGCTGATGGAGGGCGAGGCATGACCCCTGGTGAAAAAAGAGCCGTGCAAATACGGGCAACCGCCGACGCGATGAACATGAGGGGCGACGACCGAGATATCCTCGAAGGCTATCTGCGCGGCGGCATGTATGGCTCCGCTGAGGGGCTGATCTGGGATTCCGCTGAGGAGGACTCTCACGCGGAGATAGACGACTGGGAGCCGGGCGACGACTAGCGCTTGACCGCCCGCGCGACCCGTGCGACATTGGCGTTGTCGGGTTGTCATGTGCCTGTCGTCTCCTCCTGCGACTGCCGCCTCCTGCCAACGCGGGGGGCGGCTTTTTCGTTTAAGGAGATGACATGAACCCCGTTCCCGCATATAAAGCCGCCAAGGTCGCCGATTTGATCCCATACGCGCGCAACAGCCGCACGCATAGCGCCGAGCAAATCGGCAAAATAGCGGCGAGCATACGCGAATTTGGGTTCTTAAATCCCGTAATCGTGGACGGCGCAAACGGCATCATTGCAGGTCATGGCCGAATCCTTGCCGCGCAAAAGCTCGGGCTGGAAGATGTGCCAACCATTGAAGCCTCGCACCTCAGCGAAGCGCAGCGCCGCGCCTATATCATTGCAGACAACCGCCTCGCGCTCGATGCTGGATGGGACGATGAAATGCTTCGCGTCGAATTGCGAGACCTTGAGGCGACGGGCTTTGATTTGGCGCTGACCGGCTTTGATATTGGCGAGGTCGCTGCTATCATGGCTGAACCGGACTTCGCGCCTGGCACTGAGGACGATCAAGGGCGACTTGATGAGCTTGCGCCCAAGATCGTGACATGCCCGCACTGCAACGCGGAATGGGACTTGAGGGAACATGGCCAAGGCTGATCTGCGCATAGACTGGGCGACTCATGCGGCGGCGAAGTATGCTTGTGAGAACTGGCATTATTCGGGGTGCATTCCTAAATCAAAGATAGTCAAGTTTGGAATTTGGGAATCTAATTTATATAAGGGGGCGATTGTTTACGGCGTTGGAGCGACGTCCAATCTGGTAAAGACTTATGGATTGGGTCAAAATGAGGGATGCGAACTTGTCCGCATAGCACTTAAGGACCACGACGCCGAGGTTAGCAGGATCATAGCAATATCTTTGATGCTTTTGAAAAAGAACTTTCGGGGTCTGAGGCTTGTCGTATCTTTTGCTGATCCAGAACAAGGACACCACGGCGGGGTTTATCAGGCCTCTGGGTGGTTGTTTTCCGGTAACTCAATGGCTTCAAACGAATACATTTATAAAGGCAAAAGATGGCAGGGCCGCTCATTCCGAAACAGTTTTAAAGGCATGGAAAACCACCCAGATGTGCAAACCGTAAAGGGTAGCAGCAAGCACCGCTACCTCATGCCCCTTGACGCAGCAATGCGCGCGCAGATACAACCATTGTCTAAGCCATATCCTAAGCGTGTGAAGCAAGCGATGGCGGGCGTCCAGCCTGAACAGCGGCGGGGTAGCACCGACCCACACGCTCCAAAGGATAAAGCCAATGCGGGATGATCGCGACGACGAAGGCAAATTCGCGCCTCACATACCGACAGCAGAGACCCGGCAGATTGTGCAGCTTCATGCCACAATCGGCACGCCGCATGACATGATTGCGCGCGTGGTCGGCATCGACCCGAAGACCATGCGCAAATGGTATCGGGATGAGCTTGACCTAGCGCACGCGCGAGCCAATGCCGCAATCGGCGGAGCGCTGTTTAACAAAGCCAAGGGCGGCGACACGGCTGCGCAAATATTCTGGATGAAGACGCGCGCCGGGTTCCGCGAAACATCAAACCACAACCACACGTCAAGCGACGGCAGCATGTCCCCGAACCGCATCGAACTGGTAAGCCCGGATGACGACGGCGAGGATTGAAGTCCCGCCCAAGCTGCGCCGCGTGTTCACCGGAGTCGCGCGCTACCGCGCTGCATACGGCGGGCGCGGATCGGGCAAGACGCGGACGTTTGCGCTTATGTCCGCCGTGCATGGCTACCGGTGCGGAATGTCGGGGCAAGAGGGCGTTATCCTCTGCGCGCGCGAGCATCTCAATTCGCTCGATGAATCTAGCATGGAAGAGGTCAAGGCCGCGATCCGCGCCGTGCCATGGCTTGCCGCATATTACGAGATCGGCGACAGGTTCATCCGCTCAACCGACGGGCGCATTCGCTATGCGTTCGCGGGCCTGCGCGTCAACCTCGCCAGCGTCAAAAGCAAGTCCAAGCTGTTGCTCGCGTGGGTTGATGAGGCCGAGACGGTGAGCGAATCCGCATGGCGCACGCTCCTCCCGACGGTGCGAGAGGATGATTCCGAGGTGTGGGTCACTTGGAATCCCGAGAGCAGCGAAAGCGCAACGCATAAGCGATTCCGCGATACGCCGCCCGATGGCATCAAGATCGCTGAAATGAACTGGTCAGACAACCCGTGGTTCCCTGCGGTGCTTGAGCAGGAGCGCACGCAGGACATGGTGCGCCGCGCTGATACCTATCAGCACATATGGGAGGGCGGCTTCCTCTCGATCACCGACGCGCAGGTGTTCAAAGGCCGATATGACGTCGCGGAATTTGAGCCGGGCGACGGCTGGGACGGTCCGTATTACGGCATCGACTTTGGCTTCGCACAGGACCCGACGACCGCCGTTGAGGTGTGGCTGCACAACGGGCGCGTTCACATCCGGCGCGAGGCTGGCAAGGTTGGGCTTGAGCTTGACGACACCGCGCACTTTCTCATTGACCGCCTGCCGGGCATAGATCGCCACACGTCGCGGGCCGATAGCGCGCGCCCCGAGAGCATCAGCTACCTGTCGCGCCATGGGTTGCCGCGCATCACCGGCGTCAAGAAGGGCGCAGGCAGCGTCGAGGATGGCGTCTCATGGATCAAGTCGGCGGGCATGACGATCCACCCGGACTGCCCAATGGCGGCGCGAGAGGCGCGGCTGTATTCGCACAAAGTGGATCGGCTGAGCGGTGACATCCTCCCGGCGATTGTTGACGATCACAACCATTTTATCGACTCAATCCGCTACGCGCTCCAGCCGCTAATCCGCGCGCGATCCGCTCCGAGGCTGCGCAGTCTCTAGTCTCGTTGTGATGCGTGGCACAAGGCAGGTGGACGGCCCACACCTATCCCGTGCCGTGTGTGGCGTAGTGGCAACACATTGCTAAACGTGTTACCTTTCGGCAACAGCCACGCCGCAGAGGACGCATAGATGAAATTCCCACGTCTGTTTGGGCGCGCCGACGTGCCGAGCGTCAAAGAATCCGCCGCAGCCTACACGCATGTCATGACGCCAGGCCAGCCCGTGTGGTCGCCGCGCGATTATGCGGCGTTTGCGGACGAGGCATACCGGCGCAACGTCATCGCCTATCAGGCCGTCAATCGCATCTGTGACGCGGTGGCTTCGGTGCGGTGGCTGGCGTTCCGGGGTGAGCAGGAGCTTATCGCGC